GGTGGCGGTGGTGGCTACGGTGGCCCTGACAGTTCTAGCGTTTAGATCGCGGAACATTTTTGTTATTAATTATTATGTGTAGAGAAAGTGAAAAAGCAGAGAAAGTACTCTGCCTAAATTAAAAATTTATAAATTTTTAATTTAGATACTAATTCATAGTTTTATTAACTAGAATGTATATTACATAAAAAATAATTAAATAGATTAAAAGATCAATTATATTTGGTAAATTTAGTTTATATAATACATCATCTATTGATTTTAGAATATTAAAATATTCTGGATCTTTATGAGTAAATAAATTTATAGCTCGAGTATTATATTTTTTTGAAATTAAATCTGCAACTATTTTACCACTTTCGACAGCACCTTCCATTGACCAAATATCTATTGATGTTTTGGTATGAGATCCACCTATATACAAATTACTAAATTTAGTTTTTTGATCAGGTCTAAATTCATTATTATAAACATTATTGATCCATTTTTTATAATCTTGTACTAAAATTTTACCATTATGATTCCATTCATACCAAATTTCATTATAAATAATATCATCTTTGGTAATATAAAAATTATTATTATCAAATATTAGTTTTTGAAAAGATTTAGATTTTAATACTTGATATATTATATCATTCATTAATTCTTCTTTTGTTAATTCTAATCCAGGTTTATTATATAATTTACTTAATCGATATATTTCTATTGTTGTACCACTCCATAAAGATTTAATTATACCTGAATCGTCTAATTTAATATCACTAGACCAAGATTTATCTTGGGGATACATTGTTATATTAAATTCACTATCAGCAAATACAAAACCAATATTATTAACAGGAAAATTAATATTTTTAGCAAAACCTAAACGAAAAGAAATTTGATTAGAAACAGTATCTTTATTTAATAAATAATGTTGTTGATGCAAATCATGCATATTAGATTTTAAAAAAACTTGTTCTGCATTAAATGGATTAATACATAATATAAAATCATCAGCAAATAATTCTTGATTTTGATTTTTATTTGTAATTATAGCAGAAGTTATTTTATTATCAGTAAAATTAAAATTTACTAATTCTGAATTAGTTATTATTTTTAATCCTTTATTAATTAAATATTTTGACCATGGATCAATCCATGCTTCATTAGTAGGTTGATTTGTTAAATGAGCAACTATATTACTTCCAAATTCATTTGATTTAAATATATGTTTATATACTGATTGATTTAAAATCGCGATTGTTATTATTTTAAATATATGTGCAAATGATACATCTTTTTTTTCCATACCAAAAGCAGGACCACAAATAAATTCTATTAAATATTGATATCCAGGATAACTAAGTTTATTTTGTATAAGCATTATAAATTTTTCTTTATAGTATTCATTTCTTCTAGATCTAGAACATAAATATAATAATCCATAATAATATAAATAAATTTTATCAAAAAAATTTAATTTTGATTTATATGTTGTAATTTTATCATTAAATATATAAAAATCAACTGGAATAGTTAAATTATCATAAACTGTTAAATTATTATTGATTGGAATTTGTTTTAGAATATCAAATGTATTTTTATAAAATGGTCCATAACCACGCCACGAATGTTCAGATGGAATATTATTTTTTTCTCTTCTAGTTTTTGCCATTCCACCTAAATATGAATCTTTTTCAATTAAAGTAACATTATAACCAGAATTAATTAATTCATGTGCAACTGTTAAACCAGAAATACCTCCACCAAATAATATAATATTTTTCATAATATTATATTAATAGATTTAAATAATATAATATATTATTAATTAATGGGTTCTGGAGTAATACAATTAGTATCATATGGAGTTCAAGATATGTATTTTATACATAAACCAACAATAACATTTTTTAAAGTATTATATAAAAGACATACAAATTTTGCTATTGAACCAATGCCTCAACTATTTAATACCAAAGCTGATTTTGGTAATAGAGTAACATGTACAATTGCAAAAAATGCAGATTTAATTAATAGAATATATTTAATTGTTAATTTACCACCAATAGGTAAATTTTTAAATATTCCAAATGAGAGTGGAGCTGGTAACAGTAATATTGCTTGTTGTGCATGGACAAAAAATATAGGTTATCAATTAATAAAAAGAATAGATTTAGAAATAGGTGGTTTTATTATTGATAGACATTATTCTGATTGGTTTAATATATGGTATGAAATAACAGTACCTATAACAAAAAGGGCAGAATTAGATGCAATGATAGGTAATGTGCCAGAATTATATGAATTAACTAATTCAAAACAGGGATATTTATTATACATACCATTATTATTTTGGTTTTGCAGATTTCCAAATTTAGCACTTCCATTAGTTTCATTATATAATACAGATGTTAACATTAATGTAGAATTTAATTCATTAGATCAGTGTTTAATATTAGGTCCAACACATTACATTAAAATTTTAGATTCAATATGTTTATTTGTAAAAGGAGAAATATTGCAGCAGACTATAAATAATATAATATATTATTATAAATTTATATATTTTGATTACCATAATAATAATTTATATTATATTAAAATTACACCAGAGATACTATTACAAAGTGCAATTATATATTCAGTAAATAATCCCAATTATTTTGTTACACCAAATACAACACATACAGAGACATTATATTATAATTTACCAAAATATTTTTCACATATAATAAATTTAGCATTAGGAAATTCATTTTTATTAGTAGATTATGTATTTTTAGATTCTCCAGAAAGATTAAAATTTGCAAAAAATGAAAACGAATATTTAATAGATGTATTGACGTATGATACTGAAAAAATATTATATCATGCAAATAATAAAATTAAAGTTAATTATGGACAAACATGCAAAGAATTTATATTTAGGTGTAATTATAATTATATCACGAGTGGTTATATTTTAGATGCATTTAATTACACAACTTGTATAATTAATGGTTCAAATATTATAAATACAGCTTTACTTTTATTAAATGGTCAAGAAAGATTTAAACAACAAAGTATTGAATATTTTGAATATATTCAATCTTTTATGTATCATACAACTGCATCGGCAGTAGGTATAAACATTTATTCATTTGCAATAGAACCGGAAAAACATCAACCTTCTGGTTATTGTAATTTATCAAAAATGGATGATATTGAGATAGATATTATTATAGATAAAAATGTATCAAATACGCGTTATGTTACTTTTAGAATTTATGCGGTAACATACAATATATTAAAAATAAATAATGGAATTGCAAGTTTAGTATTTTAAAAAATATAATAATATATTTTTTAAATTTTTTAAATTAAATGTAAAATGTATATTCTTTAGGTTCTTTTTCAGTATTGTTATCGTTATCGTTTGGATCTTCTGTGTAAATATATATTTTTCCTAATCCTTGTTCAATTGTTGTGCGTTTTTTCTTCATTTTTTTATTTGTGCTTTCATAATTTTTAATTATTTCATCTAATTGTTCTTGTGTCATTTCATATTTAGAAGGTGGAAGTTGTTTATTTCTTAATGCTTTATTGTATGTATTAATTACATCAACTTGTTTATTTAAATCATCCTCCATTTTTTTAAATTCTTCTAATTTTTTTTGAAATTGATTTTCTGAATTAGAAGATAGTTTTTGGTTTGCTCTTTGTAATGATTCTAATGCCTTTTTATATGCATTTTGAAGCGAAAAATATTGTTTATTGACATCAGCTGCACCACCGTGCATTAAATAACCGCCTGGCGCATGAATGGTTAATCTTTCACTAATTGGACTAATAGTTCTTATTAATCCAGAACTAGATAATATTTGTCGTTTATTTTCTTGTATTTTACTATCAGTTGGTTTAGTTACGAGTTTTGTTCCAAGTACTTCTGGATATTTATTAATATTTTCAACAATTCCATTTAATAAATCTTGTAATTCAAGTTTGGCATCAAGATATTCTTTAATGGGTTTATCTGCTTTTTCAAGATATTCCTTTACTGTTAATAATTTATTTGTTTTAGCATTAGCTTGCCATTTTAGAGCTCTCATAATTTCTAATTGAATAGCTGGATTAGCAGATGTTACTGTATCTTTAATTTGTCCCATGTCAGCAAATGTTCCTTTTCCAAGATGATTATCTTCAGAAAAATTTCTAAGAATATTAAGACCATTTCTTGTGATAACATTTTCATAATGACGTCTACATTGTGAATTATTAACAGATGGTTCGACACCACGGTTACCAAAAATTGCTGCACATGTTTTATCCCAATGTTCTTTAATTTTATTTTGATCTTTTTCAACAACAGCAACATTAATTGAATCTAATAATTTTTCTTTTCCATCTATTTTTTCTACTGTATCATAAATTTTAATAACAAAACCTTCATTTACATATCTATATCTATCACCCGATGGAGTTTCAGGTACAGCGGTGTCCATTATTTTATTATATGTTGTATCTTTTATAGCTTCGGCTAAAACTAAACCATATGAAACCTCGTGATTTCCAATCTTGTGTTTTTCATTTAAAGAATTACCTTTTTCATCTTCATATTCAACATCAGAATATATAAGTTTTCCTGAATTTTTATAACATCCTTTATTTAAAGGAATAAGCTCATTGAACAGGTTAGGAAAAGCGGTAGCAGCATTAACAGCACCATTATTTAGGTATGTAAATGGAAAATCCAGTTTACTTCTATCTATAACAGGCCCATAGTTGTATTTAGCTTCAAATTCTATTTGTGTTAATGGTCTATCGTTAACAATTACAACCTCTTCTGCAGCACTAGTTACGAATATTAATATTCTTACATTAGCATTAACTTCTTTAACACCAAAATGTGGCGTATCTACCTTTGCAATATTTATTTCATTTTGTAATCGTAATAGATAATTTATATTTGCTTCTACACTTGTTAGAAAGTAATTTTCTACATTTATTTGTACTTTTCCATTATTAAATTTAATTGCATCTGGATTTAATTTAAAAAAATTATCAGTATCCATACTTCTAAATAATCCTGTAAATCTATCATTTGGAACACCATTAGTACGGTGGAGGTCGGCGCCATGATCCTCAGAATGTCTAGTTTCAACACCACCAGTAGCAGCATCGTCTTCACATGTAATGTTACTAAAAATTTTTTTAAGTTGTAAGCTTGTATTTGCTTGTATTTTTTTTGTAAATGCAACATTGCTTTTAAAATCACTATTATTAAATCGAAAAGTTCCAGAATCAGCTTCTGCGTTAGCATCAGTTAAATTATCTAAATCTATTGCATCCCCAGTCCTTGTAGTACCTTTAGCACTAGTTTGTGAAATTAAATGTCGTCCAGCAGCTTGTGCAGGATCACTATCATCACCGTTTAATATAATAAAACTAATTTTTAACTCTTTTTCTTTAATTGTTGGAATTACACTATTTTTAGTATTTTTTTCAATTGCTTGATAAGATACTTGTTCTATAAATGACATATATATAATCATTTAAGAAAAAAATTTTAAAAATAAAAAATATTATTCAATTTAATTTTAAAAACTAGAGATTTATAACATAAATTTTAAAATTATAGAGAATTAATTAATTTATATATATCATCTGCAAATTTAATAATTTCTTCTTTATGATCAATCATATTTTCAATCATTTTACTATATACTTTAGACATACCATAATATGAACCATATAAATATGCTGCTATAATTCCAGTTGTATCTGAATCACCCACATGTAACATTGAATATATAACTAATTTTTCCCAATTATCATTTGCTTCTAATAAACAATCATATGCAATTATAACACTATCATCACCACCTGCACCAGGATACATATCTTTTTTTCTTTCTGAAAATTTATTATAATATAATGAACGTGATGATGGATATTTCATAACTAAACTTTTTTTATATTTATAATCATAATCATCAAATTTATCCTCCATATAATCTTTCCACTTATTTATAAATCTTTTTTTATCCCTTTCATAAAATGCATAATCTTTTTCTCTTGTATCTTTTATATAATTATCTATAATATCACTTTCTAATAATTCCATAAATTCAAAACACCATCTATTCGGTTCTATATCTCTTAATGCATATGATGTAAAAAATGCACTTGCCAATGCTCCTAAATAAGCAGTTGCATTATTATGAGTTAAACAAGTAGACTCGATACAGTTTTCAATTAACTTTAATTTATCAGCTTCTTTATAAAATACTGTTCCAAAAATCATTGATCTCATAGATCCACCAGATCCACCAGCTTTTTCATCATATAAAAATGTTTTATAATCATCCCCATTTTTTAATTTTTTTAAAGATGCAATCGTAGTTAATCCTCCTTTATATACTCTTTCAAATCTATCTAAATCAGTTTTTTCTTTAATTAAACCGATATATTCTTGACGAATATTATTAATAATATCATCTTGATCATTTGCAATACTATTAATAATACCATATCCATTTGCTAATAACATTATAGTATCATCTGAAACTGTCCAAGTAGGTTTAGGATGTTCATAAAATCCACCATTATATATAAATGAGAAAACTAAATCATTAGTATAATCGGCACCAGCTTCGACATATTTATCACCATAGTTATCTTTAGAAAAGGATGTACCGTTATTAAATTCATTATTACCGTTACCAAAACCGATCATATCACCAATGGCAGCTAATATAATAGATGCTTTAATTTTATCAAAATTTAATGAATTTTGATCCATAATAATATATATATATATATTTAAAAAATAAAGAAATATTTATTTTTATAAATGGACAATAGTATTTTAGGTGAATTACATGCCTTACAAAATATAGATTTATATGAAATCCTTAATATTCAAGATAAAAAAATGGTAACCCAACAAATAATTAGAAAAAATTATAAAAAATTAGCATTAAAATATCATCCTGATAAAAATCCAGATAATTCTGATAAATTTGAATTAATTCAATTAGCATATATGGTTTTATCTAATGAAGAAACAAAAAATAAATATGATGAAATTTATGAAGAAAATTCTAAATTAAAAGATTTTTCATTGTTAAAAAAAGATTTTATTGTTACTGATACAGATATAAAATTAACTGAACCAGAATTCTATAAAATAATTCAAGAATTAAATATTAAAAATAATGCAGTTGAAACAGAGTTAGACATTAATACAGCTTTAGATAAACAAACAGAATTACTAAAATCTAGAGCAGATTATGAAAAAATATTAAAAGATAGTTATAAAGAAGGACAAAAAGTTTTAAGTAAAATAAATAGAAGTGAATTTGTATCTAAATTTAATGAATTATTTGATTCAGTTACTGAACAAGAAACAGAACAAGTAGATTTAGTGCCTTACAACGATGTAATTACAGAATTTTGTTCAACAAATAATACTAGTTATAATACAATGTATTCATCAGCAAATTCATATGATGAGGCATTTAAAATACAAAAACCGATAGAAAATGTAAATACAAATATGTCATTAGAGAGTAAAATAAAGCAACATTTAGATCAAACAAAAGAATTAGAAAATTTGGTTAAATTTGGTTAAATTTAGTTAAATTTAGTTAAATTTATTAATAACTAGTATAAAAAAAATAATTGAAAAATATATAATCCAAAAAAAAAAAACATTTAAATATATAAAATTTAAAAAAAAAATTATTAGATGGCGTAAAATCATGGATGAACAGTTCACATAAATTTAAATATTTTTTTTATGATAATGAAATGTGTGATAACTTTATATTTACAAATTTTTCTGCAGATATATATAAAGCCTATAAAAAATTACCTTTAGATGTAATGAAAGCAGATTTATGGCGATATTGTGTTATATATTTTTTTGGAGGAATATATGCAGATGCCGATACAATTGTTAAAATAAATCCACATATATTTTTAAATGATAGTTTATTAACGGTTGTTGCTGAAAATAAAACACATATATGCCAATGGTTTTTTGCTGCACCAAAAAAATCACCAATATTAAGAATTATAATTGATTTAGCAGTTGAAAGAATATTAACAATTACAGAAATTAAAGGTGAACATATAATACATTATTTAACAGGTCCAGGGGTATTTACAGATGGAATTAGAAAATATTTAATTAATAATAATAAACACAATTATAATAATCAAAAAAAATATTTTTATAATCAAATACCTGAAATTAAATTTTTAAATCATAATATTTTTCATAATAAACTAATAATTCATTTATATGCTGGTCAAGATGATGATGGATGGTATCATGAAAGATTTTTAAAATTAATTTAAATAGAATTTGATCTAGTTTTATTTATTTTAACATTAATATTGCTATTGCTGCTATTTGTTTTGCAATAAAAATTAATTTTATTATTATCAAAATACGTTTTAGTAACGGAATAACCATGATCGATTAATATTTTTTTATTTTCTTTAGAAATATCAATATCTAAAAAATTAGATATTATATTTTTATTAATTTCAATATTTATAACATTATAATTTTCATATTTTTGTTTTGGTAACATAATAATTTTTAATATATGCATTACATAATCATAAATATTATCTGATTTAAATATATTTTTAGAAATATCATTACCGGTACTTCGAATACATAAAGTATTATTAATTTGATCAATTGGAATACAACATACTGGAAAATTATCCATAATAGCACCATCAATAAATAAATCATCATCTAATTTAACAGGAGGAAAAATAAATGGAATAGAACAAGACATTAATACAGCTTTCCATACTTCAAGATTTGGATAATTTAAATAAGATATATATATTGCTTTTTTATATTTAAGAGATACTGACGTTACTGTTAACATTTTATTAGTAATATCATAAAATTGTTTAAGTGATATATTTTCATTTTCAGTACCTAATTTATATGTAATAAGTAATTTTATAAATCGTTCTAATTTAATATTATCACAAATATTATAATCATTAAAAAAGTTATCAGTATCAATAACAAATATTTTATTAAGATCAAAATTAATAGAAAATGTTTCCATTTCCAAGGCAGAATATTTTAAACATAATAATAAAGATAACATACTACCAGCAGATGTTGCATAAAAATTTTTAATATTATTAAATAAATTATTTTCTTCAATATATTTAATTGCACCTAAAAAAGTAATTATTTTACTACCTCCTCCAGAAATAACTAAATTTTTTATCATAATATGATTAATTCTTAAAAATATAATATGCCTATTCTTTATCTATGTTAAAATTAAAAAAATATATTGAAATACAAAAACAAAAAAATGAAAAGAAAAAAAAATGTTATAAAAATATTCTTAAAAATATAAATAAATTAATAGAGGAAAAAATATTAGATAATACTAATTATTTAATATTTGAACTTTTTCCAATTATAATTGGTGAAGCAGATTATAATATGTTTGAATGTACAGAATATTTAATAGAAAACTTAAATAAAGAAAAAATAATGGAAGATGTTTCTTTTTATGAACCTAATGTCTTGTATATTAAATGGGATATTAATAAAATAATTAATTAACTTATGATCTAAATAATTGTAATATTAATATAAATAAAAGACCAATAAGAAATATATTAATACTTTCTTTGTTAGCATTCATTAATTTAACTAAATCAATATTTGGCATTTGTGGCATTTGTAATGAATTATATTTTTGATTACAATGAGGACAATTAGCAATATGTTTTTCAACAGCATAACACACTTCATTTTTGTTATCATTTTCAAACATTTCTTTTAATTTAATGTATTGATTATACATTTTTTTGTTATCTTTAGTATCATTATCATTTTCAAAATGTTCTATAGATGATATATTTTTAGATATATTTTTACTAGATATGTCTACGTCATTTGAAAATTTATATTCATTTTGTCTAAATGACTCTGGTTTATCGTTTATATTAAATATGGGTTTATCATTAAATTTATTTTCTCCCCATGCATCTTCAATTGAACAGAACATGTATATAGATAATATAGATTATTTTTAAAATTAATAATGTTTTTAAAATAAAATATAATATTATATATATGGAAAAAATTACTTCAGAAATAAATTCAAAATTAAATACACTAATGCTAAATTTTGATAATCTAATGTTAAATCCAATATTTGCAACAGTAATAACAATAATATTAGCAGTATATGCAGCCTTAGCTAGTCCTAGATTACCAAATTTTATAAAAACATTATTTGATAACAGTATATTTAAAATAATAATAATAACTTTTATTGGTTATAGAGCAAATAAAAATCCACAATTATCATTAATGGTAGCTATTGCATTTGTAGTAACTCTTAATGTGATTTCAGAAAAAGATACAAAAGAAGCATTTCAACAGATAGAAACTTTTCAACAATTAGAACATTTTAATAATCAATTAGATATTGAAAATAATGATAATATTTCCGATGAAAATTAAAATTAAAATATTATAAATATTAAATTATTATAAATATTAAATAATAAATATTTAATATTTAAAAATATTGCGTCATATAATTATAATTTAGTTTCTTAGATTTATTTAAATGAATTCAGATAAAAAAAATGAATCGATTACGAGTATTGGTAAAAATAAACAATCATTATCAACAGATACTGAATTGCATCTAGAATTATTAGCAGATCCAAGTAAATTAAAACCAATATCACGTGTTATTAATGTTGATAATAGTATTAATTCAGATGATAGTCATATAGTTGATAAAGCATCTTTATATGATGACTCTGATGTAAAATCTAATAGTTCTTCTGATCGTGTAAAAACAAGTGTAAAAAAAATATCAACAAAAAGTGAAAAAAAAAAATCTGACAGTAGTTCTGATTCTTCAGATACAGAATCGAGTAAGAAAACAAGTTCAAAATCATCAAGATCATCAAGATCATCAACATCAAAGAAAGTTAAATCGGAGGCGCATAAAAAAATAGATGCATATGCAAATAATTATAATAAAAAATATTCACAAGCAACAGAAAATGATGAAAGAAATGAAGTGAATCAAATAAATCAAGAAAAAACAATACCATCAACTTATTTACCAAAATTACAAACAGAAAAAGAGATTAGATTTAGAAAAATGCAATTATTATTTGTATTACGAAATATAAAAGAACATGGTAAAAAATTAACAAGAGAATATGATATTAATTCAGATTTAGAAGATATGGAAATGGAGGTACGTTTTCATACTGATGCAGAAGCAAAAAAAACATCAGTAGCATTTGCAAAAGACGGTTTATTAAAAGCAACACAATTTATAGAAATATTAAATAATAATTTTGATCCATTTGGTATAAATTTAAAGGGTTGGCATAATCAGATGTCGCTGAATGCTGATAATTATGAAGATGTTTTTGAGGAATTATATGATAAATACAAAGATAAAATTGGTAGAGTCGAACCAGAGTATCGTTTAGTTTACATGATATTTGCATCAGCAGCATCATTTCATTATTCTAAGCAATTGGTTGAACAGATGGGAATAGAGAAAGTAATAGAAAAGAATCCAGAATTATTTCATAAAATTCAAGCAAATATTGCAAGTTATATGGAAAAAAATATAGATAAAAAAGAAGTTAAAGTAGAAAAAGATATACAAGTATCTCAACAAGAAATGTATACAAAAATGTTAAAAGAAAAAGAAGAATTAGAAAAAAAATTAATGGAAGCACAAACAAAAAATATAATAAATCAAAATCAAAATTCAGTAAATAAAATGCCAACAAATAATGTATCTGTAAATGATACAATATCAAAAATGATGTCAATACAAAATCAACAAAATGCATCTGGAAGTTTAAATTATAACTCTAATTTATCAAATAGTAATTTAGGGAATAGCAATTTAGGGAATAGTCAAATAAACAATCTTAATGTTAAAAAACCTTCTCAAATTTCTGAATTAATTAATAAATTAAAGACAAATCAAAGTAAAGAATTATTAACATTAGACAATACAGAAACATCTACATCTAGAATTAAAGTAACTAATACAGTAGATACAGAATCAGTAAATGATTCTGTTGATGCACCTAAAATGAGAAAATCAAGAAGACAACGAGCGCGTATTAATAACTAGTTATTAAAGTTATAATATAAAAATTTATAAAGTTAATATAAAGAAATAATAATATATAAATAAAATCATGGACGATATAAATTCTATTTTCATTAACACAAATAAAAAAAGAGGTAGAAAACCAAAAATAAAAAATGATGATTTTAAAACAGAAGAGGTTAAAATTCCAAAAAAAAGAGGTAGAAAGCCAACAGGAAAAATATATGAATTAAATAAAATAAATACTTCTATGGTTGTAAATACAACAAATTGTATTTTAGCACATTTACCATTAACGGATAAGGATATTAATAAATTAATGAATAAATATACAGATGATGAACAAATATTGTCAGAATCAATAACAGAAACAAAATCATTACAAGTACAAGTACAATCACAAGTACCAGTACAAAATTCATTTATAATTGATGTTGATGAAGATTTACGAAATAAATATAGTGATCGATGTTTAGAATTAGATAATTTAAGAAAAAATTATACTGATTTATTAGAAAAACACAAAAAATTTGCATATTTGGAGGATAAGATATCAGATTTGGGAACAATAGAGAAAAAATATTTTGTAAATAATACAAATTTATATGATACATGTGGAAACTGTTGGAAAGACGAGAGTGAAAATTGTTGTTGGTGGTGTTGTTCAGAATTTAATACGGTTCCGATAGGATTACCAAATAAATATATTAATAAACAATTTTATTTACATGGTTGTTTCTGTTCATTTAATTGTGCACATGCATATAATTTAGATTTAAATGATTATAAAGTATGGGAAAGATATTCATTGTTAAACTATATTAAAAAAATTATTTTTAATGATAGTAATGTACAAAGTATAATTGCGGCACCACCAAGACAAATATTAAAAAAATTTGGAGGTATAATGGATGTAAATGATTTTAGGAGTGCATCAATATTTATTCCAAAAGAATATGTATATATGTTACCACCAATGATACCAATATTTACAGTGATAGAAGAAATACCTAAATTTTTTTATAAGGGCAAAGGTGATAAGAAAAAAACAGAATTTACAGAGTTAAAACTTAAAAGAACAAAACCAATTTTAACTCAATGTAATAGTTTATTAGATTTATTTAAATAAATTATTAGTTAATTAATAATTTATTTTAGAGCAATGCAAAAATTTAATTTATTATATTATATATTCTTACATATTTCATTTTTATAAAATTCATCAATAGTTAAACCAGATTCTTCTAATTTATTTTTATAATAACTTGATGTATCATATTCCGACTTATACTTTATATAATAACCTAATTCATTTGAAAAATTACCTTGTGACCATCGTGTTGTTCCGTTTATGTTTCTAACTGAATACATTATATAAGGAAATTCTTTAACAAGATGCAATACATTATTTTGTTCCAAGTGAAATTTTATAAGCTGTTCTAAATTCCAATCATTTTTATTTTTCATTTTTATAAAATATTCATTTGACCTAAGAACTAAATTATTCAATATATTTAAATAAGATTCAATATTATTTTTAGATAAAATAACATGTCTATCTGTGTATCCACCATAATGTTCACAATCAGGAATCCATATACAATTTTCATTCATATGTTCTACTTTAGGATGAGGTAATTGATATATAAAATCACTTCTAGTAATAATAAACCGATCGTATTTATTAATTAAATCATTATCAATTAAATTTTTTAATAAAAACCATCTAAAAAATATTAATATGCCAGCAGAACCTGGATGTTGATTATTATTATCTTTAATTCCTCCTAAAAATTGATCTTTTACTTTTAAAAATTCACGCCAATATAAAGGTTTTTTGTATGTAATAACATTTTCTTGATTAACAAAAATATCATTATTACTATTTTTAATTCCATAAACTTGATTTTTCCATAAATCATCTGGAAAATCTTTAGTATGTATTATAATTTCATCATCACTAAAATCATCTAAATCATCTAAATTTTGTATAATTTTATGGTTTTCATAATAAATGATATTTTCTGTAGATTGTTTTGGATTTTTTATTTTACCGCAAAGCATATTTATATTTTCTAAACATTCATATTTATGTCTATTTTTAGACAATAAATTATAAGCATATTCGAATGCATCACCAAAATCATCTGGTTCATTATAAGTAAATTTATATTTTGCTAATTGATAAAATGGATTACTATATTCATAATCAGAATTAACACCAATACATAAACATAAATCAGCATTTAACTCATCTATAACATTTTTTTTAAAACTATCAAAAGTTAATTCACTTGCTCTAGTTTCACTTAAAACAATTACAAGTATTTTAGACATAATATATTTATATTATATATAAATATTTGATTAATCTAAATATCAGGATTAATAATATTAGTAATTTTTATAGTTTTTTTTGTAATTTTTTTTGTACATTTTGTTAATTTACTATTAATATAATGAACGGCATGTAAAAATGCATCACATAAATCATCTTTTTTTTGAAAACTATTTAAATATTCAATATAAATAGGTTCATATTTTAACAATTCAATACAATTTTCAATACCCAATTGTTTAGTTTTTTTATATTTATTTTTTGCATTATTAATTTCATCTTCAATCTCTTCTGTTTTATCTATAATTTTTAATTTATTAGATGGTGAAAAAAAAGTAATAGTACTTATACTAGAATGATTTAAATCTTTTTCAATAAATCCTCTAATTAAAAACCATGTATATAATACATCTGATATAGCTTTCATTGTTGGATTTTTAAAAGCTGGTTGATTTTCAATACATACAATATTTACTTTTAAAAAAATATTTTTGAATGTATCTAATTTTTCCAAAAGTATTAATTTAAGATCATGTATTGTAAAATCTTTAACAAATGTTTTATATTTTTGTAATTTTCTATTTTTTTGTTCATTTTTTTCATACATTTCTTTATGTCTATTACAATATAATTTATTACACGAATCTTTCCATTTTGATTTAATCTTACATGATTCTGAAAAACAACATTTTTCTGTTGTATCTATTTCATTAAAAATATAAGCATTATTTGCTAAAACAGTTTTATGATATAATCTGTGTTTGGTACAAAAATAATGTTTTATATTATCTACAATAATGAAATTAGTAATATTATTTTTACAATCTGGATAAGTGCAAGAAATATTATCATTTTTGGTTAAATTAATTATATTCCAATTTATTTTGTGATCTGGGATAAAAAATTTATCATTTATTTTTTCTAAAATACAAAATGCTAAATTTTTTATACCAACATCAAATGCTAAAATTTTAGACATATATTTAAGATTAATTAAATTAATCTTAAATATGTTATTTATGAAATTTATAAAATTAATCAGATTTATTAAATTCATTAAAATGTTTTCTACATGCTGCTTGATATAAATTATTTTCGCCAACTATTATTTCATCTTGTTCTTTTGATAATCTTAATGTATAATTAGCAGGTGTTATTTTTTCACAAAAAAAACAATATGCTTCTAATTTATCAATTTTATCCGCTAGTGGTACTAATTCAAGAATTTTACCAAATGGTTTTCTTTTATAATTACCACTTAATCCAGTTACAATAACATATTTATTATCAATATCTGTTGCTTGTTTACAAAATGTAATTAAATCATTACCAAAAAACTGTGCTTCTTCAATAACAATAATATCTGCAATATTATAATCATTAGTATTTAAATAAGATACTAAATTATCAGTAGATTTACATGGTTCTTTAATTTGATCATGGGAACAAATTTCTGATAAAGAATCATATCGAGTATCCAATGAATGTTTTAATACTAAAATTGGTATATTTTTTGATCTAAAATTTCTAATCAATCTAATTAATTTTGATGATTTACCGGCAAACATTGGGCCAATAATTAAATATAAATATCCTTCCATTAATAATAATTAAAATTGATATTTTAAATCATAATATTATCAATTTTTTATATATTTTATATTTAAAAAATTGATAAATTCTATATTTAGGCTTTATATATACAATAATATTTAATGGAGAGTTTTCTTAAAACTCAATTGGGCGACTTGCCTGAAAGTATGCAAATATTTGTAATAACAATGACATGTAAAGTAGATAAACAATTTTATATTGACAATATATTAGAATATTATCCTTTAAGTGAAAATAATATACAGACAATAAAATCCAAATTAAAAATAAGAGATATTAAGAATAAAAAACCAAAAAGCAAGAAAACAAATATTAATTTTTATAATCAAATAACAACAATTATGAGTATTCCAGTAGATTATGATTCTGATAAAACAAAATTAGTAAATATTAAAATTTTTAATAATGGTTCTATTCAAATATCTGGTTTGCAATCTATAAATCAGTGTAATATTACATTAAATAAATTATTAGATATGCTTAAAGGTGATTATGCATATTTGGATGATAATAAATTAATAGATATTCGATTTGTTGAATCAGATGATATTAATATTATTGATACAAAAATAAATATGATTAATACAATGTTTGAATATGAAACACAAATTAATCGTGCTCAATTATATAACAGATTATTAGCATTAGAATTGGGTACAAGAATTAAATATCAACCAGAAATACATGCACCTGTTCATGTAAAAATAGATGTAGGTAACAAAAAACCTGCAACAATATTTATATTTGAAAGTGGAAAAATATTAATAATGGGTGCAAGAAATAGAGATAATATAATTGAATGTTTTGAGTATATTACAAAATTATTAAATGAAAATCAAAAATATATTGTCAAGAGAGATTTACTTCAGATTATAAGTACTGATAAAGATTTATCATCATTAATAGATTTAGTAGCATTAAAAGAAATTATTCACGAATTTTAGATTTAAAATCTAGCATATCTAATTTTTTTAGAAACATGATAATCAGATAATATTTTACTAATTTTATCTTGATTTCTTTTATAAATTTCATCTTTATCACTATAAAGTTCAAAAACCCATTCTCCAAACATTTTAGATGTTATAATAAAATCGTCAACAGTTAATTCACTGTCACCAATTTCTGCAATAAGTTGTTCTAATATTTTATCAGGTCTAACTGTTCCTGGATTGCAATCTATCGCAATTTCATACATTGTACTAATTGTTCGTTGTTTAAGTGGAGATACTTTAGCATTAATTGTACTGATAGTTTGTTCTTCAACTGGAGATACTTTAGCATTAGAAATCATTTTAAATAGATTAAACACTTTTTTGATATAATAATAGTAATATATTATTATTATTATATTTTTCAATTTTTATATTTTTCAATTATTATAATTTTATTAATTATTTTAATTTTATTAATTATTATAATTTTATTAATTATTATTAATTATTGTAATTTCCCAAATCGCGAATAACATTGTTTACAAATGGATTATCATCTAAAATTTTTAAAATTTCTTTTTCTATTCGATCATCATATGATATTTTAGTACGAGATTCTTGATTTAATTCTATGCGTTTATCAGTAATACTATGTTGATTGCGTCCACTTACATAATCATAATTGATAGATTGTTTTAATTCTACATTACCAATTCTTTCTTGATCAGGACCTTTATTATAATTAACAAGAGTTGGTGCTCTACTTTGTACAATATTTTCCCTAGAAGCATTAGTATGAGCATTATTGTAACTCATTTCATTAATACCTTCATTATGTAATCCAATATTACCAACATAATCAATAATATGAGTAGTATCTTTTAATGTTACTGGTGCTTCCCAATTTGTTGCATTAAATGAATGTTGAGTACTTTGATTGCCAACGGGATTAACATAATTATTATAATTAGTACCTTGTTTTATTGTTGTTTTAGCAGAAGCATCGGTAACAGTATAACCAGTATTAATATTTAATCCTAAATTACCCATATTATCATTTTGTATGGTTGACTCTTTAATAGTTTGACGCATACTATCTTGTAATTGTGTTTTAAGAGATGAATCAGTACTAATAAATGTATTGAATGGTGTATTTGTTGTTTGTCTTAAAGTGGGATTAGCAGTATCTGATAATTGAGAAACAACCATATCATATAAAGAAACTGGTCCAGTACTAAATTCTGGTAATATTTGAGTTGGTTTAGCAATATCATCATATTGTGTTGCAACGCCTTGATTTCTATTAATAAATGTATTAAATGGTTGATCTGTTGTTTGTCTTAAAGTAGGATTTGCAGTATCTGATATTTGAGCAGCAACATGATTATAACTAGAAGGATTTAATACATCATAATTTTGTAATTGTTGAGTTGGATTTGCAATTTTGTTTGGATCATAACTAGATATACCTTGAGAGAAACCAGTATTAGAAGGAATATAATTTTGCAATTGTTGAGTTGGATTTGCAACTTTATTTGGATCATAACTAGATATACCTTGAGAGAAACCAGTATTAGAAGGAATATAATTTTGTAATTGTTGAGTTGGATTTGCAAC